TAGATTTTGATTCTGTGGCCTATCGTAGCATGATGCTGAAGAATGTTAATGTCCTGAAGTAGTTTGGAATAAATTCATCCACTAGATCCTGCCCCTGTCCTTCCTCGATTGCTGATAAAATGTAGTTAGACCCTACCGCGATATTCTGTATTCCCTGGAGTGCATCATATAATTTACGGTAGATTTCTCGTGCATCAATAGGATCGTTGGCCCAACAATCAAACTGCACGCTAGGATTCGGCATATCGGGAATATATGGGGTTGCCGATCCGCCCCGGGATGAGTAAGTAACCGCCGGTAGCGTGCCATTCTCTGGTATCCTGGGGCAGTAGATTCTCGCCCCCACTAAGGCAATCAACGGGTCAACCTTTGTTGACGAGGTTGTTAGATAATCCCTTATGATTTTGTTGGTATCAGGCAAGCTCATAAATGTTTCCTCACTTTCCCGGCAAAAGAATCCCCCTTGGTGTGCTTCACCAGTGCGGGGTTCATGTACGGTCTCCCCTGTACATGGCTACCAGAGCGGGTGTGATAACCAGTCTCGCCATAACCCCCATAGCCAGAGGTAGAATAAACAGCCCCTTCCAACTTGCTATCATTTACAATTCTATCTGGCTCTGCATCTTTCCCCTGCTTAACGGTTCCCATCCCGGAAACCTCTCCTGCAAGTGAGCGTGCGTTATGCCCTGTATCCCAGAAGTCAACGGACTTCGCGTTCCTGATGCTGTCATTATGAATAGCCACCACCGTATCCCTCATGGCTAACTTGGTGGCTTTATCGAGCGTATTCTTTGCTGCGGGTATTTTCAGATTGCTAATTATGTTCATGCTTAGTTTCATCTAACTACCCTTACGAAGCACTCCTTATGATGTGAGGTAGCCCCGTCTTTCCGATCTACCACCATCAGGACTTCATAGGTATCACTATCAATTACTATCCGGTCCTGCTCGGTAACATCGACATCACCAAGAAAGATGGTGTGATCAGCGATAACTATCTCTGCCCCGACCTTTATCTCCCGGCCCTGGGTTTTCGCACTGCCAGAGGATAACCGGCAGGCGATATCTGTCAAGTGGTCCGCCCAGGTTAAAGTAGGTGTCCCGTAATCGTCAGGAGCGCCGGCAGTAAACCTCTGCACGGTACAAGTGTTTATCAATAAACTTAAATAGCTCAATCTCCCTCCAAATCCATCTCGGCCCAGGTCAAAACAGGAGAGTTAGATTCCACTCCACGGAGATGCAGGGCTAATTTGGTCATCTTATCAGAAGCCTTTTGAGTGTAGGAGTAATCCCCTATCTTCTCGCCATCGGCAAAAGCGGCATACTTAGCGGCCCAGGCTTCCAAGGCATCTGCTGACGCCAGGTTGACACTGTTTGAATTTTCAGTAAGAAAATAGGTAATTTCTTCATCAGTGAATACAGCATCGGACTCTAGGGCGGTATCAGTATCGCTTATCTTCAGCCGTACTTTACCGATATTAGTATCTAATAGATAGGTGGCTGTCATTATGACCTCCTTGTTTCTCGACAGAGTGGCAATCGTTTTATTTTCAACCTTGAAGGCTCTACCCTAAGAGATTTACAGAACCAAGCACTTCCCTTGGCGATTAAAGTCCCTATACCGACAAGGCTAACGGCTCCTAAAATATAAGAAGCAATGGATAGAGTGCCCACACCGCTCATTGTGGCTTTGCCGATTGCCGTTATGACTCCGATGGCGGCTAATGTCCCCGTTCCTGCTAAAGTTGCTATGCCATAAGTAATTCTTTGACCTATAGCGGATAAACTACCTATACCTGATAAGGTTGCTTTACCTATAGCTATCAAGTTGCCAATACTAGCTAGAGTTCCAGTTCCAGAGAGAGTAGCCTTGCCAATATATTGTAATTTAGCTATAGCCGCTAGGGTGCCTTGCCCTGCTAAAGTGGCTACCCCATATAAAATTCTTAGTACAGTGCCAATGCCTACAAGTGTTCCAACGCCTGACAAGGTTGCCTTTCCACCGGCAATAAGCCGACCGATGCCCGCTAGTGTGCCTATTCCAGCCAGGGTTGCCTTGCCGATAAATATTCCTTGCCCTATACAGGCAAGTGTCCCTGTGCCAGCAAGGGTAGCAACACCCGTAAATATACGTCTGCCAATGGCAGCTAAACTACCTATACCTGATAAGGTTGCTTTACCTATGGCTATTAGACGCCCGATACCTGCTAGCGTTCCAATGCCCGCTAGGGTAGCCTTCCCGATTGCGGCTATTCGCCCGATACCAGATAGTGAGCCACTACCTACCAGACTTACTATCCCAATAATCCTGCCAATGAGATGCCCAGATAGATAGCCAACACCTGCCAATGTCGCCTTGCCGATAGCGGTTAAAGCACCCTTGCTAACTAACGCCCCAGCTCCAGATAAGGTTGCCGTGGCGTATTTCCAAAAACTACCGATAGCAGTCAGTGCCCCTGTGCCTGATAATGCGGCCTTGCCAATGGCGATAAGCCTACCAATACCTGCCAGACTTCCCACGCCTGATAATGTAGCAGCACCATATCGCCAGAAGCTACCAATAGCTGATAAAATACTAATTCCAGTGAGTGTGGCTTTGCCAATTAAGTTTGTAACGGCCGAAGCTGCTAAAGTCCCCACACCTGCTAAAGCCACTACACCGTAAGTAATCCTTTGCCCGATGGCACTTAAAGTTCCAACACCCGATAGGGTGGTTACGCCTGTGAATATCCTACATCCTATTGCTGCTAGCGTTCCAATGCCTGCTAGGGTAGCCTTGCCTATAGCTATTAGTTGTCCAATTCCCGTTAAGGTTCCTACACCTGACAAAGTAGCCACGCCATATGTAATTCTTTGCCCTATAGCTGCTAATGTCCCAGTACCAGCTAAGGTAACTTTACCTATAAAAGTTCCAATACCTTTTGCTACTAGAGTGCCTACACCAGATAAGGTGGCTATACCTGTGAATATCCTCCTGCCGATAACAGAGATTATTCCAGTTCCCGACAAGGTAACTGTGGCATACCTCCAGAAACTGCCTATTCCAGCTAAAGTTCCTAGTCCTGATAGAGTGGCTGCACCTAAGTGGGTTTGGTGAGTAGTAAAACTAACATAGCTTCCATAACCCGTCCCTGCTGTATTAGTGGCAAATGCTCTAACATAATATAAGGTGTTCTCAGATAATCCTGTTAAACCTTTGGTGTAAGCACCCGTGCCAAAACTTCCCGAATCACTGGCACTCCAAGTATCTGTTTCTGTAAGACCATACTTAAAACCCCTAACCGTGCAGTTCTCCCCGCCATTATCAGTGATATTGCCGTTTCCTGTGGCTGTGGTAGTGTCTATGTCATCAACTGCTTGTGTGGTTACAGTGGGCCAAGTTATCCTGTATCCTCTATCAGCAGTTGAGTATTGAGAGGATGCTCCAGTAGCACTCACATAGCATTTGTAATATCTCCCGCTACCATCTTCAGGAGCAGTCGTGTCATTAAATGGGTCAGTAGTAGCTCCCCCAAGACTTGAATATGAGGCATCACTATCACCAGCACTCCTGTACCATTGATATGTTAAAGCGCCGTGACCACGATAGCCAGTATTTGTAGAACTATCGGCGCTATTCCCAGTAGCATTGAAGGCTACTACTTTATAGGTTCTGGCAGAGCCGTTGGCAACAGACTCACCTGCTAAGGAAAGGGTAACATAATCTGCACTTGTACCATCAGAGGCTGCTGCTGTACCTGGCGTAATAGTAGGTGCTGGAGCAGCATTATCATCATAAGTAGACACATCGCCCAAAGTGTCCAGGAGATTTGCCCCTTCATAAACCTTGTATCCTGTAGCACTGGTAGATTTAGTCCAAGTGATAACTACCTTGTCGGTGTGAGTACCATCAGTGGCAGCGACATTAGTAGGAGCTGCTGGCTTGGTTAGGATTTGAACAGTAGCACCATAACTTGTTCCAGCGGAGTTGATTGCATACGCTCTGACACGATAACTTGTGCCGGTAGATAATCCAGTTAAGCCTTTGGTATATGCCCCCGTCCCGAAACTACCATCATCA